CCTCCCACACACCGAAATGCATAGACCGTTCATCTTCCAACCCCTTTTTAAGGATGTCGCTGCGGTATTCCAGCGCACGCTCTTCAATAATGCGGCGGGTAAACGCTTGAATCTGCGGATCGGTCTGCTCTCTCAGTGTCTCCTGTGTGTACACACCCACCAGGGTGTCGTAAACATCCACATCGTCCTGGTGTCTTGCCGCGTACTCGCCGATGGTGCGCTTGGCGTCAAGGCGTATACGCCCTTTGTAGGCTTCCAACGCCCCGATATTGAATGCGCGGTCGTAGATTGTCTCGCCGCCACGTAACTCAACCTGGCTCTCGGTCAACCCTTCCAGCGTACCCGCCTGCGTGCCTTTGTATTCCGCTGCCGCCGCTTCTTGTTTATAAAATTTGTCGGACCAGTTGTTGAGCATATCCGCCAGGCTCATCGCAATCTCGGCCCCGCCCTTCATTCTTTGTTCGCCCGGTGTCGTTCTGGGCTCGTAAATCGTGGGTGGGCCAGGCGGTGCTGTGCCGGAGGGTGATGGCGGCATCGGTATCCTGGGGGCCGCCGGCGAGCTTATCCCGCGGGCATAACTGAAAGGATCAACGCCGCGCGCACCCTGCCGCGGTCGATCCCCTTGGTATCGTGATGCTGTTGCCATATTAGCCGCCTAATTGCTGATAGCGATATGCCGCATTCAGCAAGGTATTCGCCGCTGATATTCCCGCGGCGGTTTTTGCTTGTCCCGCTTGTATTCGAGCCGCTTCTGCCTCGAGTTTGCTGGCCTCGAGCTTGGACGCCGCACTCATGCGGGTGCCTTCTGCCGCCATGCGGATGCTTTCTGCCTGCAGGTCGATCTGATCTGCCGTCAACTTGGCGTGATCCAACCCGGCAGTAGCTTCGGTCAGCGCGCTGTAGCGCAGTAGTGAGACTCGGTTGGCCATCAGTTTGGCGCGCTCGGCGCCAAAGAATCGGTTATCCACGATCCGCCGCGCAGTGTCGGCTTTGTCGCGCGCCTGATCGTAATCAAACTGAGCAATATCCGCGCCCATCATGGCGAGCGGGCTGCCGTCGTAGGCTTGAATACCAGAGGCAGTACGCAATGCCGCCTGACTTGCCAGGGCCTTGTTAAGCCGCCGGCGACGCCCTATTTCCCGATCTATTGCGGTGGTTTTTTCATCTTCGACCTGGCGTTTGATCGACAACTCCAACAGAGGAATTTCCAGCTCCTCTAGGTCAGCGGCCCCCATCGCATAGTGGTATTTCAGCCGTGACTGTTCGGTGAGTGCGTCCTCTGCCCGCTGTGAATACACGTCATAGCGCGAGGCATAATCTTCCTGTCGATCCGCATACTGCTCAAGCAACCCCGCTTGCTTCTTTCCTGTCTCCTCGATTCGGGTCGCGTACATCATGCCGCCTTTCTTTGCTTTGCTGCCTGCACGCATTTGCATTAAAGCCGAACCGATTGAAAATAACGCCGCGAGCATTTACGCCTCCACTTCGACCACAAGGCCGAGTAACGTGAACGGTTGNGGGTCCGTTTGGGTAATCTCGACCTGGGCCAGGCGTGTCCAACCCGTGAGATACAACTCCTTGATACCGGTAAACGATGCCGGTGTAGTATCGAGCACACCCTCGCCGAGTTGTCGGTCTGGCAGCAGGGTCCCGTTGACATAAACGCCGAGTGATTCGTACATATCAGCCACCACACGAATGACCCGTTTGTAATTTGTCAGTATTGAACCATCACCGAACATCGATGTGATCGGCATGGTTTTAATAGTGACGTCGTAATCCAGGCCGACTTCGACCGCCACGCCTGCTCTGGCGAGCGTGATCGAACCGCTCGATGGTGTTGCATCTGCCATAATCGCGCCATCTGCACGAACCCGACACGATTGCCCATTTAAGTGCGCGAGGTTGCTGACAGTCGTGCTCGAGGACTGTGTTTGACTTTTGTTCGCGTCGGTATAGGTATCCGAGTCCGCCTTTTCGAGGTAATAGACCGTTGCCGAGTTAATGGTGCGTTTAACCGCAAACCAGACCGTTGAGCCCTCTACCGTGATCGCCTCGATGGTCCCGCTGGTTTCCCATTTAGTCCAGCCAGCAACCTGTTGGGCACGAAGTGTGTTGAATACTGCCATCGTGCCGTCGGTATTGACGACATAAACATAGTTGGCGTCCTCGGTTGATGTGCCGCGCCTAGCACCCATATCAACCGGCGTACTAATCAGGTGCGAAGCGAGCAATGTCGCGCTGTTCGATGTATAGGCTTCTTCCTCCCAACTGTATACAAACTCACGAACCGAGCTTTGGCCGTAATCAAGAAACAGCGTCGCGCCGTCAATATTGATAGGTGGAACCGATGCCGAACCAAACTTCGTCTGGTTCTTAACCGCAATATTGGCAGGCGTGATCGGACTCGAGGCAATATAAAACTCGCCGCCTATGGTAAAAATCTGCAAATGCCGTGACGGCATCAGGGCGACAATACCGTTTATCTGGTTGGTATCCAGCGTGACGTCGATGGCGTCATCGTCCTCACCGGTTTCTACATCAAAATTGTAAAAGTCTGCAATTTGTGACGCCCACAACGTCTGTGGCCTGGACTGTGAACCACCGAACCACAAGCGCTGTTCAAAGAATGCAACCGTTTTCGGCCATCCTCGCGTCGCGCTCCATACATCCTCATCGCCGGACCCGAAATCAAACTGTGGAATATTCGACAGGGTAATATTCGAGAGCGTCCAACTGGTATGTGCGGCGCCGCGAACCAGCTTTGCCGGCTGGTGGTCCTCATGCACGATTATCATGGTATCGGCGGACTGCGTGATGTTGAGTTCCTTACACTGTGCCAGGGTATAGGTGGTTGTGACCGTCGCCTGCAGGGCCCCATCCATATACACTTTGATGGCATTGTTCTGGAACGCCATCACATAGGTCTGCTCGACATTAAACGAGAACGTAAACAGGCGTGACTCAGCGCCCAGGGTTGCCGCGTAGGCCATACCAGGCCGGCGCTTAAATCCGCCCTGGGGTAATGCCAGCACATTCGTACCGGTATCGGCGCCTTGAAAATACTGCTTGATATCAACCCGCGCCGCGAGCCTGGGATCAAGCACTCCCGAGTTAAACGCCGTCTGTAGGGTGCGAATTCTCGGCACTATTGCCGGACCTCAGTTAATGGCGAGTCAACAATCCCCTCTATTGGCCTGGACTGTGAATCGGCAAACTTCGCACGACGGAGTTGTATCTCGAAACGCTCGGCATACAACGCACCGAGGGAGCGATTACCGGTTACGGGAACCGAGAACTGGCTCGCCAGATCGTACTCGAGGGCCTTCACAAAATAAGGCGGGAGTCTGGATTCGTCCGGCTTAAACAGGTAATCAAGCGCTACAGAGTTGGCGTTTGCGTAGAGCTTGTTTTCAAAAACCTCATAATCAACATCGGGATACGTCTTGATTCCCATCAGATACCCGGACGGCAACTGGTACGCATACGTCCATTCATTCAACGGCGAGTCAGTAAGCTGTCCGAGCTGAGATTTCGCCGAGGCAAACCGCCATCGGTGAACCGTTAATAACGCCTCGTAAGTTGAATTGTAGAGGTTCGAGGCTGCTTCAGCACCAGCCCCGCCCTCGGTAAAGCTCGAGATTGTGCCGTGACCAATCATCAGCAGGGCGTTCGAGCACATTGCGATACTGGTCGCCATACCTAACCCCTAATAAAACGAAAGGACAAGGACCGACGGATCGGCCCCTGCCCTCTCAGGTTGTGTCCCCCCACAACGAGGAACCTGTTACCCGAACCGATTAGTCGGTGTCGGTTTCAGAGATTGCGGTGCCATCGGATATGTCAACTACACTCGATGCGTTTGAAAGCACGCTGACGATATTGGTCGTCGGTGTGCTGGTATCGCACACCCAGATAATATCGCGCACTTGCAAAAGATCAGTCGCGTCGTTGAAATAACCGGACGAATTGACGGTCGCAATCGCGTCGGTTGTTGAATAGACCCAAATGCGGGGAGCTTTCCCACCAGGGCCAACCTGCTGTAAACCACTTAATGCGTATGCCATGATGTGTAACTCCTACTGGTAGCTGACGGATACAGAACCGTCGCCGTCGCGAGATACCGAACCGGCCTTCACCACACCGTTGCAGAGCCATGAGGTTTTCTGCGCGATGTAATTCACTTCGGTTTTGATATCAATTCCAACCGCAAGACCTATGGCACTTTGGTGCCAGGCAAACCCTTCAGTCGTACCGCCAGAAACAGTCAGGCCGCCTTCGTCGCGGGACTCGATGATGTGCCAAGCAAAACCCATCCAGGTATTCAGCTCGCCGGACATCAGCGCCTTGACGCTGTTGTAGTCGGAACTTGTGACCGTGGAGATGTTGAGCAGGTCCTCAAGGCCGCCAGCCGTTACCGCAAAATGCCGGTCGCCCGAGGGCACACCTTTGTCGTTGAGATACTTGGACGCTTCGACCACCTTCGCCACAGTCATGCCAGCCGAACCGTGGGAAATAGTACCCGCCGGGCTCGACTCGGCGCCCAGGGCGTCGATAATCAACTGATCCACGCGGCGACCCAACGCCCCCGCAATGGTCTGCGCTAGTTCACGCTGCTCGTCAAAATTGACTTCGGCAGCGTCGAATATGTCGGTATATTCTGGCGCGTTCCAGTTTTCAAGCGTACAAGTGATGAGAGAGTGCGAAACGTCCATCGGTGTGACATCCGCCTGGGTGGCCTTCTGGTTAGCAAGACCCTTACCCATTTTACGGAATTTATAGATATCACCGACTACGCCATTACGCACTGTTACGGTGTCGCGGAGTGCCCCAGCAGTCTGAAATGCGTGCTTGACGTCATCATCAAACTGGGTCACCGCGACTGGTGACAGATTAACGGACATAGTAATTGATCCTCATCAATGTCTAAAAAATGCCGGGCTTGCGCCTGGCGCCTTTCGACATTCGGGTGTCCGCTGCGCGGGCCGAAGTCTCACGGCGTGCGTGCCGTGTGATCCGACTCCGTTCATGGGCTCGATAAGGATCGAGGTATCCACTACTAAAGAGCTATCAGCTCAAACTGTTACTGTCGCGGGCTCGGCAAATTCACAAGCACCGAGGTGTCCGCCGTGTCAGCCTTTGCTGATCCTATGGATACGAATTGTATCTATTTATACGTTGGGTTCAACAATTTACAGAAATGTGAAATTTACCCACAGGACAATGCCTATCGGGATGCCGATAATCAACGCAATCATCACCGCAGGAAACAGGAACTCACGCTTTTTCATACCATCGCTTCACCGTACTTGCGGGCATAGGCCGCATCGACCTGGCGCTTATATTCGGGGTCGATAGCAATACGGAGCTGCCCTTCTTCGGTCTTGGCATAGCGCATCTGACGCAACTCCTCGGAGGTATCCGTACCATCCATCGTCCGCGCTTGCGGGTCCCGAGCGAGCTTCGCCTCTCTCGTTTTACCAATCATCGACTCCAACAACTCAACACCCACCGCAGTAGACGCAACGCCTTTGAATATCTCCCACTGTTCCTCTGATAGATTCCCTTGACCCCAGTCCGCCAGGTCGGTTAGGCGGGCTTTGGCGTTATCGCCCAGGGCGGCCATTTCGTGCCGCCGGTTGAACGTGATGAGCTGCTGCTCGGCAGACAGGTAACCACTCACAAACCGGTTAAAGGTTTCCTGGTCCATATCCGACTCGCGGGCTGCTTCCTTAAACCAGGCGACCATTGCATTGTCCTCGAGGACGCCCTCATCAAGGCCCCCGACATCTGGCACAGAGTAATCATCCTCTGGTGCGCCTTTGAATCCGCCCACCTTCTTCTCGAGCTCGATGTACGCTTTAGCCTGGTCCTCGACCGTTTTATATTTATCCTGTTTGAACCATTCGGGGATATCCTTATCACCCTGTTCGGACTCGGGGTCCGATAATAGTGACGCGCCTGGTATCGCCTCCTCGGCGGGCTTGGGTGTTTCTTCCGTTTGTGCGGCTTCGGCTGGCGCCTGGACTTCTTGTTCTTCACTCATTAGTCGATACCTCGTTCTGCTAGTTCAATGTTTGCCATGATTTGGCGGACGATATCGGCGCGGCCTTCTTTGATGCCGGCCTCGAATTGTGTGGATTCGGGTGTAACGGTGGGTCTGAGTATGGTGATGTTAATCAAGCGATCCAGAACAAACCGACCGGGCTCGGTTCTAAAACACTCATGGAACCGTGACGCAATCTCACGGCCTTTAGCCTCGTCCTCTTTGGATCGGCCTGGAGTGTCAACATCGAGGGCAGCCCAGCCGCCACGCTCGGCGAATGGTTCGATCATGCAGCCATTTCAGCTTGCGCGGCCTGTGCCTGGGCCATCGCCGCCTGCTCTGCCAATTCCTCCCTTTCTGCTTCGGTCCTCAATAGGTCCGATTCAATACCGAGTTTCTTGCCTAGCCATTGCGGCAAGTCCTCGAGCTTTGTTCCCAATCCCATAATCTCGGGACCAAGCTGGCTGACTGTCGCCAGGTACTGATTCATCGCCACCAGTTCATCCTGGTCCTGGGCGCGGGCTAATGGGCTGGTGTGCTTGATAGTGACCTCACGCCCATCAACCGTGATTGGCGGAATCTTGCCGGCCTGTTTCAGNACCGATACCGTCCGCTTGATAACCTTCTCCACAAACTCGCTCTGCAGGCGACCGAATGCGCTGCCGGAATCCTGTACGAGCTCCTGATTGCGTAATGCCATTTCAGTCGCAGACTTCACCGGCTGGTCGAGCTCACCAAACGGTTCAGCATAAAGCGCCTTGTTAATACGCTTGCGTAAGTCATCCAGTATCAGTGCCGAGAATTGGATATCGCCCGAGCGATCCAGTGGCCTTAATGTGGGATTGCGGGTGTCGTTGCTGCCGACCGGAATAATTGCACCTGGCGTCAGTCGTACACTGTACGGGTTAATCACGCCGTCATCCGCTGCGGTATAAACGCCGGCAATCGCCAGGGCTGCGTTCTTCAACGTGTACTCGACGACCTTGTTTGCCGTCTTAACATCGGGCAGCACTTGCATCACTCGACCGCGACCCAGGGTTTCACCCGGCACGACGTACTCTCTGAACACAATCCAGGGGGATACGTCATATTCCTGAGTGAAAATCACNNACTTTTCGTTTCGCTCGAGGACGCACTGATACCATGTCATCGTTTTCGGGTTGTAAACTGTGCCCTCAATCAGCGGTATTTTTTCCTCGGGCTTATCGTTCGCTCGTTTTTTGAGCTTTTCTGACAGTTCCGCGCCAATCCATAAGCGGTCGATATGCCTGGCTGGTACTTTGTGCTCACGCCATACCGTTTCGATTGTGCCCCAGGGACCGGCCTCGGGATAAATCTCGGCCAGTGG